GGCCCAATAAACTGCATGCTGTATAAGGAAGTGTCGGTCCAGATTAAAACTTCTTGCCTGGATTTTATGCCAGCTATAATTGATGAACCACTTGATAAGCGTAAAGAACCAGCAGAGTTTGTGCTTAACGGCTCAAACTCTAGTTCGTTTTCTTGGTCCGAAAAAGCCACCAGCATGGGGTCTATGGCGCCCGTCCTGGAGCCGCCACTCAGAGGGTCGGCGCCTAAAACAATTAAATGCCTATCTGTTTCTGAGGTAATTACTTGCAAGGCTTTTGTCGGCACTTTGTTGGCCCCAGAAATACCAGATAATTCTACTGCCCTAGTTGTTAGGCCATCGCTTTCATCCCACTTAAATATGCCGCCAGCTCTTGGATTTATTATTAAATCTTCACCGAAATTGTCGTGTGTCCAAAGTCTTAAGTTGTTTGTATCGCTCAAGGCTGTAGCGGCTCCCCAGGCTCCAGCACCCCATGTTCCAACACCCCAACCCGTGCTAGGTACAAAAACATCTAGGCCAGAGTTGATTTGATAAACTGCGTCGGTTGCCGAACCACCATTACCCGAATCACTGGCATTAGCTGTCACTGTAGCACCAGAGGTATCTTTTGCAGTAATTTCGTAGGTGTTTGCGCCCGTAACTAGGGTTATTTGATACTCTTGATTCAAGACCGTTGCAGTAATATTACCACCCAAACTTACAGCGCTTGAAAAAGTTACAAAATCTCCGTTTACTGCGCCATGACCTGTTTCGGTAACGGTAATCGTTGAGGAACCATTTGTGGCCCCGAACGTTGTTGAATTGGTTGAGGACCTGCGAATCGGGGTTACATCGTAATAAACATTACCATTTTCAACGTAATATTTGTTAGTAGTGCCGACACCAAGATATTGAGATCCATCTAGTGCAATCCAGGCATGTAAAGCTCTTGGGGACCCGATAAGGGTAGAATCTATGTATTTTTCCCAGCCACCAATTTTTTCAACACGACCTTTTCTGAACCGAATAAAATTACCGTCAACCCAACCACCCTCATTAGAATAGTCGGTTTCCTCTTTATTGATTCCTGGTCTGAAATTAACTTTTGTTAGCGGCATATTTAAATTCTACCATTTTAAAAATAGAATTAAGCCAATCTAATAATTGCACCTGTAGCTGTTGCACTTGGAAATACAATCGTAAAGTCACCAGCGGTGCTAGTTTTATCTCCACCAAAGTCAATAGCACAAACAGCCTTGTCACTATTAGTGTCGTTGTAGATCAAGCAACCTCTAGCTGTTACAGTTGCATTACTGAAAGTTAAATCAGCAAAATCACAAACAGCAGTTGTTCCAGAGGCTACTGGTGTCACATTTGTCAAAGCAGACCCACCAGAAGTATAGTTGGTTCCACTTGCTTGGCCTGTGGTGGTAAACGCAGTTGTTCCAGCGCCCAAGGTAGCCGATGAGGTATATAGCGCTAATTTAAAAGAATTACCACTACTTGCAGTAAAGTTGTGTGTTCCAACCAAAAGCTCTTGTTTGAAACTTGTGCATATTGCCGATGTAATAGCCATTTAAAGCTCCTTAATAATATCGGCCATGTCACTGTGGCCTTGTTTTTTTAACAAATTTACATAAGTCGTGTTTTTCGACTTAATTGCATTTTTTATACTATGTAAGATTACATTATAAACTTGAGTTTGGAAAGCGTGGGCCTGTTGTTTTATATGCTCTGGTGCCTCGTTAGAATAATCACAAATTTTCTTAGTGGCTTGTGCGGCCCAAAATTCTGGCGTATGCCCCTCGTTCTCTGTTGCATGCACAGAGATACTACCTAGTTTAAATTGACTATCTACGCTCATCCTTTGTACGGTTCTGGTGGTGCAACATCTTCATTAATTTTAAGACCGAGCTTTTCTAATCTATCATTAATTTCATTGTAGGGCCCGATTATAAATCTTCCTTCATGTGGTATGGCAACCAATGGTTTATCTAGTCTATGAAAACCATACAACTTTTCGGTGGCTGGAACGTTTGAATCTAATACTGTAGACCTACCGCTTATCCCAACCAATATATCATTTTCCATACATTTGCTTATCCAAAACTCTACACATGCACGGCCCGCCTCAGCAAAGTGCATATTTTCTTTGTATGAAAAATCTATACCAAACAGGTCTATTCTGCCAACCTGGTTCCACAATGCAAAAGCTATAGCGTAAGCCACCGTGTTATTTAAGTAAGCGCATTTTGTGGCGTTACATACTTCCTCCACAGGAAACAATACTGGATTTTTTAACCTTTCATCTAGTTCGCAAGTGTAAATGGGTGTGGTTGTTTTTGATAACAGTCTTTGCATGACGTTGGTTTGCTTACCTGCATCTTCTGAATCAAAGAATCTGCTTGCTGGGTCTAACATAAATATTTTATGACACGGATAAGTCGCACCAGCTGAATTTATGCACCAAACCTCGTCCCATGTTCTGCCGTTTTGCAAGCCAATAGCAAAATCTACCTGGCTTATTCCCAAACCAACAATAGCTACTCGTTTACCTTTTAAATTTTCGTCTGGTGTTTTTTGATTACTTTCTACTTCATTCACTAACTTACGCCAGTGCGTAATAGATCATATCTGTACTCATCCCTAGTACCTCTACCTTCGGATATGTTTTTGATCCTCGCCACTGCCTCCTTGAAACGCCCCTCAAACTGGGTAACGACATCAAGTGGCTCTTTTAAGAATATGGCCCCCTCTACTAACGTGCCATACAACAATGCGTCTGGATAATCTGTAGACAAAAATGTTGTACCGCTGTCACTACCGCTCGTTAAAGATGCTGGTTTATGTAAATAATGCAACTCTACCGTATAGTTAGCGTCGGGTACAGGTGCAACCTCAAAAGCTGTGTCATCAAATAAAGAGTAATATTTTGGCTGTCCTGTTGATGTCGAGCCAGGTGCATACTCTTTAATAAAAGATGAGTGTTTAAAATCTAAATAATCGTATGTGTCTGAGCTAATTATAGCCAAACTAAATGGTGCATAAAAATCTGTCGGTGTTGCTAAAAATCTATTGCTGGAAGTAAGCGTGCCTTGCACATTTTTTCTTTGTTTTGGTAACTGAACCAGGCTAAATATTCGGTCCTCTGCCTCTGTAATAAATGTATTTAATTGTGAGGTAAACGTAGATTCAGAAACTTGTAAATAGTCTTGAACCGCTGTTTTTAATGTTGCTAGTGTAAAACTCATGTTATTGATACGGTTACTGTTCCAACGCTACTTGTAAGTCCAAACGTTGTTAATTCTTCGCCTAATTTTCCGTCGCCTACGTTAGTGTAAACAAGAAAAAAATTGTTGTCATCTTTTTGTTCTGGTCTGGCGTTGCGTAACGCTTGTGGGTCCTGTGGTACGGGCCTTGGCATTAACTGTGGATGTTTTGGGTCAAATTGGTCTGGGCCGACTAATAAACCGTCCCAGGTTCTTTTCATGTCTTTTAATTTATAACGGAAACCTGTTATGTCGCAGATCCCGTAAGCAAATTTACCCGATGCAAAAGCCATTATGCGTTGTTGTAACTGCGAATGTCTGGAGATATTCTAAAAGATGCCCTATCTTCATCTTGAGATAGAGCTCTTGTAAACTCTTCTTCGTACATGCTTTTCAGCATAGCGGTCCTTTCAGGTGCTCTTTTCATAGATATGTAATAAGCAAGGCCCGCAGTCAAACATGGATAAAAACGAAATGGCACTTCCATAGTATTGGTTGCTGAATCTGAATCATCCATCCTGGTTAAAACATTCATAACCACAGTGTAAGTGCTTGATTTATCTGGCGCTGGCCACACTGAAATTGTCGGTGTAATTTGTTTGTTTACAAAATATTGATTGGGTTTGCCTGTCGATGATTTATTAACAATATGTGAGTATTCTGCTCTGCTTAACCTGGTCATAGGCAAATCTGTTGTTTCTGAGCTTACTGTTTCGCGTATAAAGACGTCTAATACATCTATGGGTGCTGTACCATTGGTACTATCAATATTGTATTCTGTGGTGTCTTTGACCATGGTTACGGTTTTTTGTGCAATGGTCCACTGATTCAAGCCTCTGTTGGCCCACTCTGCTAACATTAGATTTAAACTTCTGTTAGCGCTTTTTAGATCGTAACCCGTACGCAATTCTAAACCACAACGCTCAAAAGCCTCTTCTATATATTCGGCTACGTCTGGCTCAAAATTTTTACTGTTAGATGTCGCCATTAATCCTCCGTGTCGTTATACAAGTTATCAAAAACTCGATTTACGTCTAAAGTATAGTCTAAATCAGATTTAGAATAATGTATATGTTGAGAGGGTCGGAAATCGGGTGCCCCTTCTCCATAAGCAAACCAAGCTGGATGTGTAACTCGGACACGATTATTAGGTAAAGCCACAATGTTACCTGTCCATTCACCAGCATCTAAAAGCTCCATAACGTGACTTTGTTTATGTTGTGCTGGGTCATCCGCAATCTCGCTTTCAGTATAATCAACTGTAAACATGTATTTAGCTGGGTAAAACTCACCGTCTATTTTTGCTATCCAGGGACAAGGTGTTGCCCTGTCAATCACATAAACCGCATGATGATGGGATGAGCAATCCCAGGGTTGTGCATCATGTACGGCCATAGGTTCTGGCCATTCCTCCAAAACTGTGTCACCGACTAGGCCTGTAATCGGCATCCTGGCCCACATAGCACCTCCATGAACCGTATCTTCTGGTTCGCCGTCTGGAGCTATGCCTGTAAATATAACTTGAAAACTTAGACACCTGCACGGCATTGATGTGACACCAACTGCCATGGCATGTAAAAACTCACCATGGTATTCCTCATGGTTATGAGTGTATTCTTTTCTAACCCAACACTTAAAATAGGGTATGTTTGAATGTAAGTACGCCACAATACTTTTTTAGCTAAAAACTACTTTCTGCCGTAAAGGCCCATGTTTTTCTTGCCATTCATTCTTCTTCTGCCGCCAGTAGCACCGCCTTTTGACATCATTTTGCCGCCTTTTTGCATTTTTTTGGTGGCAATTTTCATATCTTTTTTAGAAATAGTTTTGCCAGTCTGGCCAATGGTTTTTTCAGCGGCCGTTAATGCTTTTTTTCTTTTAATGGCGCTTAAAAATTTTTCTCCTTGTTTGCCAATAGGCTTGCGCTTGCGTGGTCCCTTTGTCGGGACAATTTTTTTCTTACCCCTTTTTGCTCCGCCTCCGACACTATAACCTTTAGCTTTTGCTTTACCGCCAGCTCTCATGCCTTTAGCTTTCATTTTGTGTTTCATATTTACTCCTATGTTCTGCCAAATAAACCCATATTTGACTTATTTTTAATTATACCGCCATTAGCGGCAAAAGTTTTTACATTTGTAGGTTTACCGCCTACACCCTGTTTTTTAGCACGTTTTCTTCTAACCGCAGATTTGATTTCTGATTTGGTCATGCTTTTAGCTTTTGACCTGGGGACACACTTTGGATATTTTCTTTTAGACCCTTTGGTCGAGGCCCGACCGCATTGTTGAAATTTGCCGTCTTTTTTTGGCGCACCGATATCTACCCAATCACCTTTGGGGCCTTTACCAAACCATTCTTTTAACGACATTATTTATACTTTTTACTTTTTACTTTACGGCCTTTATTTTTGCCGCCCGTCCTGGCTATTAAGCCTCGAGCTTTTGCTTGGGCCTTTTCACTAAATCCTAGTTTTTTACCAGATCTAATTTTTTTCTTAATTGTACTAACTTTTGCGACCATGAGCTTTTCTAATAGAATCTTTACCTTTTCTAAATATATTAGCGACGCCTTTTTTACCCATAACTTTGGCCCTTTGTTCGCCAACCGTCAAGATTTGTATTTTTCTGGCAAAAGGTTTTTTAATTCTTTTTACCTTATTTACTGTAGCCGTAGCGTCGGCCATAGTCTTAAACTTGATGCTTACGGTATCTTTGGGGTTTTCATCTGTATATAAACGTCTACCAGAACCTTTTGGTTTTTTACCAGTGCCGACTTTTGGATCTCTTTTCTTTTTAGACCCTTTACTTACAGATTTGCCAATGCTACTTCTGCTTATAGCCATGGTTTTTAACTTCTAGGCACCCTAGTAGGCTTGCGTTTGCTATTCATAATTGCGCCACAACCTCTAGCTTGAAGTGTTACAGGTCCACCGTCTTTCATAAAACCCATCTTATTTCTAACTTTTGTAGGTAGTTTAGATAAGCCTTTGCCTTTATTGCCTGCTGGTATTGGTCTTAAATTCTTATTACTCACTTCGCCTCCTTCTGCTTTTTTTGCACCCTTATACTTACCGCCTCTTTTTTTGTAGGTTTTTACTAACCAGGCGTTTGCATAAGCAGACGGATAAACGTCAAACTTTCTTTTTGCCTCGGATTTAACTCTTTGATACAAAGAAGGGTTAGCTACGTTGCTTGGTGTTTTAGATTTAGCACTGCCGCCCTTACCAAACTTAATACCCTTTAAAGTTTTAGCCTGTTGTGCGTGTGTTTTACTTGCTTTCTCTAGGCCTTTAATTACTTTATTTACTTTTCTTTTTGTCATAATTATTACCAGTTTTTACAAGACCAATAACCAGCTGTAAAGACATCCTTCTTTTTTTGGACGGCATCGCAATTATGCCTGGCCCGAAAAGATTTTCGCCTTGCTGGTTGGTCTTTTTTGATTGACATTTTGGGGTCGCCGTATCTTACGATTTTAACTTGGTCGCCCTTTTTTGCTAATACGGCAAACTTTTTCTTGGCTCCAGGTGTTCTTTTTTGTTTGTTATAACCAGGAAAAGACTCGCCGCGGTAGGAAAGCCTACCGCTGGCTGATCTTTTGACATCTTTGGTCGTTGCCATAGATTAGTCGTATTTCTTGATTAACTCCAAAATAATCATGTAGCTGTCGCCACTCGAATGGCCAGTCGTGGTAAAATCGAGGTCTCCCGTTTTACCAGAACCAGCATTATTTGGAATCGCGGTGAATGTATCGTAATATTCATCGCCAGTTGAATCGGCTGGTAAACCAATAGCTAATACGTTTGTACTTGCATCAAAATCTATTTTTACCGACATGCCAACACAAGACCACCATATTCTTTGTATATGGACTTCTGTGCATGCTTGCCCTTTTGAATTAGACCCTAATGCAGAAACGTCTACTTTCTTTACAGCAGATTCACCCGTGCCGTCTGATACGTTAGTGAACCGCAAAACAGCAGTTCTTTCACCATCTTGAATGGTTTGAGAGGTTACTGCGTCTGCCATTTTATCTCTCTACGATAGCTGTAACGTAATCAATAGTCATGGTTTTGGCCGCGGCCTCACCGTTTTGAATACCGAATGATACAGTTAATTCTTCATTGTCTGGTAGATTAGTGTTTACAACACCGACTGGCTCTGCATTATTAACAGAGTAATGAACCAATGATGTATCTGGGTCTACAAAGAAAGCTACGGTAACAAAAGTATCGTCTGCCATTGTATGAATTGCAGTTGTATCTGTCGATGTGCTGTCTTTTTCAACGATAAAGTCAAGGTTTGTATCACCGTCGTCTTTAATAAAGAAAATACCGTCTGAAACCGCTAATGGAGTGGTGTCAGTGATTTGTAGGCCCATAACAAAGTCAGATTGAGTTGCGTCACTAACTTTAAACCTAGCTGAAAAATAAGCTCTTTTTGAGCCAGTTATTAAAAAAGACTCGCCTTTTAGTTGTAGAAAGTCTAAGTCGTTATCGCCAGCCGCGTTAGTAAGCAAAAGTTGACCACCAGCACCAGAAGTAATTGCCTCTGTTGCGGAGCCTGTTCCTGCCTCGGTTGTTGTAACTGTCCAGTCACCACTGTTGTAGGTCATAAAATCATTGAAATAACCATAGTGTGTTTGGTCAGAAGGTAAAGGCACAAACATCGGTTGATCTTTTTTTGCCTTCGTTGCAACGGTGTTACCCGCCCATTGGATTTGGTTTTGAAAATGTGGATTAGCCATTATGAACTCCTTTGTTTGTATTAATGGAAAGCGGCAAGCCGCCCCTCATCAAGCTAATTAATATTGTTAATTAGATACTACACTCAAGGAATTACTTTAGCAAGTGAAGAGAGTCTAAAATATCGAGCGTTTCTTTAGGGTCTTTGTGCAATATACCAATGCCGCCAGCCTCCTCCCAGTGCTGAATGTTAGACTTTTTATCATCAACCAGAACATGGTCGGGCCTAGCAAATATCTTTTTGTCTTTACCTTTTAAAGTTGATGATACGACTACGCTTGGACAAATATATTGTCTTATCCACTCGGTCTTGTCTGCAACTACTAAAGGCCTATTGATTAATCCAGAGCAAGTAAGGATTTCCCAAGGGAGTTTAGAATCTTTTACCCAGGCAATTAAATCTAACGCTCCTGGCATGTAAGGCAAGTTTCTAAATAACCTTTTGTTAGTAAACTCTACCTTGCGATGATCGTAAGTTTGCTCGTTCCACAGGGGCCCGTTAAGAAAGTCTGGGCCTTGGACGCCTGTAACGAAGTCAGCTAAAACTCCGTCCATGTCTAAATATATCTTTTCAATCATGTTTTTTCCTTGGGTGGATAAATTATCGCCATATTTGCCTTATTCATTTGATGAATGTTTGCAAGTAATTCTTTAACAGTATCTTCATCTTTTTGTTTGTAGTAGCCGCAGTCAAGTTTAGGAAACCATTTGTTTAACACCTCAATTAAGTCTGTTGTGACCTCCTCTAACATTACATATTCGTTGTGCATTACACCCCCTCCACAAATTTTTGCGCTGTTTTCCAACCTTCTCTGTAACCAATAGCCTGCTCTGGTTCTAGGAAAAAACCCTCTGCATCAAGCCATTTACAAAGTTGATTTGGTGTGCAACCCCAGCCTTTGCATAAATACATTATTTGCTTGTACCAAATAACATAATTACCTTCGCTAACACCCATGTCGCCTTTATTATAAGGCGGTATATAATAATCACCGTCCAAATCTATTTTTGGTTTAAATTCATATTCCACTACGCCACCTCCTTTTTTTTAACAGGTATAAAACTTTGGTCAATCAACGCTTGGACCTCTTCGTCCGTTAATCCTTGTTTTTTGTTCCAAGCATCTATTTTTACTTGGTCCCATTTTACATAATTGCTATTCTTAGAATCATAAAGCGGAATATAACCTCTCATGCTGGCTTTAGAAGAATCAGTAAGCGGAATATAACCTCTCATAAAATCAACTACGGCAACAGTGCCTTTTAAACCATAATCAGTGCCATCGTAGATAGCGACTCTTTTACCCCACTTTTTTTTGGCACTAACAAACCAATCTAAATTTTTAATATCCATTACGCCACCTCCTTGTCGTTGTAAATGAAACCGTCAATATCAAAGTTGTCGATGACAACAGTTTGACCATGTGTTTTGTAAAGAATGTCATCGTCCATTGGACCAAGCGGAACCAGGAACCAGTATTTGTTTTTGTTACCGTCATAAATTACGTCGCCACTAGAAGTAGACCTTAAACCCATAGGCTCGCCTGTTCTTTTGCTAATGGCAAGGTCAGTTGTAACCTTAACCTCTGGGTGAAAGTCGTCATTGACAATTTTCTTGCCGTCAAACTCAAACTCTGGACCCCTTGACCAAGAACCCCCGTTCAGGTTTTGAGTGTAATAAAACGCATCAGAAATACGGTCAACATTGACCTCCGCTACTTTGGTGTAACCTTTGGTGTTATCACCAAACTCGTTTGCATGAAATACTGTAATCATTTTGCCCTCCCTGGCTTGTTTATTAATTTTACTTCCCACATGTCTAATATACTAAATATTGCACATATTTACAAGTTTTTATACATATTATTTGTAATTAATTTAGGCCAAAAAAAAGGGCCCTGGTGGGCCCTTAATTTGAAATACTTGAGTTAAAAACGGTATTTCAGTCGTTCTATTTACGCACCTTGTGATCCGAAGATTCCTCTCCAATCAGAGAAACCAAATGAGTATCTTTCACGCGCTTTGTAACGGATGTTACCAGTTGAGAAATCTGGTTCCATGGATGTTTCCATGCCAGTTCTCTGGAACATTTTAAGGCCATCGCCCATCGCTGTTACAGAAGTTAAGATGAAGTATGCGTCTGGGTCGTTCAGATAATGGTTTACTGAATAGCCGCCAGGAAGAACACCTGTGTTCTTAATAGCGTTCAAGTCATTATCAGATGTTCCAGTTCTGCCTGGTGAATTAAGAATCCTATCAGCAACGAAAACGAGTTGCGGAGGCACAATTAATTTATCGGCTTGCACGGATATGGTTAATCCTTTGTCATCTGTGAAAGTTGAGATACTAATTAAATCGTCCTCTAATGAAGTTTCATTAAGGTCGGCCATAGTTGTTTGTCTATTAGCCGCTGTTCCACCACCTGCAAGTGGGTGAGCAGTGTTAATTAATGAAACACCGTCTCCTCCAGTAAAGCTGGATGAGAAAGCATTATTGAGAACGTCCGCACCTTTAACCTCTTTGGTATGAGCCATAGATTTTGCTAGTGCTTTAACGTATCTTTTCCCGAGTGAGTCGTAAAGGTTATCTTCAACAGCCTCTTCTGTTAGAGCAAACGCTAACGCCACTGTATCGTGGGTGTAACGTGCACTGAAACTTTCAGACGCGTTGTCAAAGACTACTCCTTGACCTTCGGTTTTAGTCGGCGCAGATCCGAAGCCAGTAATTAATACTTCTTCTTCAAAGGCACGGTTGGAATCTTCAATAGTGAAGATCTCTTCGTATTCACGATCGTATTCATCATAGTTAAGACCAAATAATGAATTCAGACCTGGTTCTAGCTCTTTAGCTAGTTGAGCTCTTGATATTGCCATTATTTACTCCTTACGCTAGGCCAGCACCTTTCTGCCCCATGATGTGGTTTTGAATCACACAAAGAACATTGGTGTTGCTTGATGCTACGTCATCGTTATCGGGATCCTGGGAGATATCAATTGCCTTGAGAGGTAACGTTGCGGTCGTAGCACCAGTAGTTACGTCTAATTCAAGGTTTGACCTTCCAGACTTAGTATCGCCAACAGGTGAACCATCAACAATGTCAAAGTTACCGAACAGATCAGCTACAGGAAATGTATCATCTGCTTGGACCTCAAACACTACGTTTGGATCATCTATTACGCTTGCGATTATATCACTAGCAGAAATACTGCCAGGATATGTGTTTTTGAAAACTTGCTCGCCTGTGGTTGGATCAGTGTATTGAACACCGTTAAACACTCCGACAATCGGAACAGTACCAGTTGCGGTATGTCTACCAATAACACCAGCTGTCAATTGAGTTACCAAATCGCCTTGAAAGATTGGAGTTGTAGCTCCACTTGCGATTCTGTATCTTGATTGACCACCAGAGTATGGTGCTCCACCCATCATACGAACAGGTTTGCATCCAAATGCGCTATCACTATTAGCCATTTTTCGCTCCTATTATATGTTGTTACTTTTTCCCAAAAGTAACATTAGACTCCCTTTTTGAATCATACTGCACATAACGGCTATCTTTACGCGACTCATTGAACATGTTGTTATCCAGTGCCTCACGTTTTTTAGCTGTTTGACCTTCATAATAAGCATTACGCTCATTCTTGGTCTCTACAGGAATCTTCGCTAAGAGTAGTCCATCGTTATAAACTATGCCAGCATGTCTGCCTTCTTCCATAGTAGGTAAGACAAATTCTGTGGGTAAATCAGTACCTCTTACGAGTTCCCAACCTTCCCTTAGTCTTTTACTTACGTTACTTCTATCCTCTTGGCCCAGCATGGATTCTCTTATCCAACGATATTCATATCCTTCTGGTGGGGTAGGGGTTTCTAGCTTTCTAACTGGCCTCCATGGTTGTCTACGAGTAGTATTAGCGTGACTCTCGGATTCACGGGATTGTCTGGTTGTAGTTACTTTTTCTTCGTTCATTTTGCCTCCCTGTTGGCTATTTTTTGTTTTTCTTTAGCAACAGATTTCAACCACGCATCTTCTGTCATATTGTGTGGTTTCAACCCTCTGAGACGCTCAACTTCCGATTTAGAGAAAGTTACACCGTTCTTTTTGCCTTGTGTTTTTTGTCGACCTCCCACAGAGGTTGAGGCGACTCTTTGCACAGCGGGTCTACCTTCTGATTGCTCGACATTACCAGATGGTTGAAGATCTGGATAAACTTTATAAACGCGGCTATTTAACTGGTCATAGTATTCTTGTGAATCAGCCTCATAGCCTTCGTTAATTAAATTAAAATGAGTAAAGTACGCAAACTGCGTAGCTTGTTGATTGGTTGGGTCAGAATCATCGCCGTACCAAGAGTTTTCAGAGTGCCACTCTTTGGCCTCTCTGGAGGGTTCTGGTTGCGGTTGTGCTTGCGCTACCTGCTCTGGTTGTTGCACAGGCATCGGATTCTGGAAATTTTGTTGTTCTGCTTGTTGTTTTGCGATTTTAAGTTTTTCTTTTTGAATACTTAAATCGCTTTTTAAGGTATCAGCCTTGCTTATTAATTCAGCGTCATTAGCTTGTATTGCTTTTTTATACAAATCATCGGCTTGTAATTGTTTGGCCTCCAAGGCCTCTTCTTCTTTGACTAAAAGCTGGGCCTTAGTTTCTTGTGCTTGTTTCAACATGCTTGCTGTTTCCATTTCTTTTTGGGCCAGCATTTGCTCTAACCTGGCCGCTTTTTCCTCTGCGGCTCTGTTACGCTCATTTAGCTTGTTAATTCTTTTTGATACACCTTTTGTGTAATTCTCTAACTCATCATCCGTAGAAACAGATTCGGCTTTTGCCTCTGCGTTTTCTACTTGTTCTACTACCTCTACTTCTAGCTCTTCAACCTCTGGCTGAACAGCTTGAGCATTTTCTTGTTCACTCATCATAAACTCACTATGTCATCTGGATTGAGAATGGTGGCTATGACCTCATCATCATTGATGATTCTAACCTCCGCACCATCTTCAAGTTTAAACCTAGAGCCAGAGTAGCGCCCTATTAAAACCCATTGTTTTTCTTCGCACCATGGCTTATCACCGTATCTTGCTTTGTCGTTGTAACATTGTGGCCCCATTTTAACCACATAAGCCACGACGGTTGCCAGGGCCTCCCTATTTACTGTTTCTTTTGCTAATACTATACCGCCTTTGGTTTTTGCCTTACCTGCGTATGGTAAAACCAACATTCTCCAACCCGTAGGTTGTGGCATGCGGTCTAAAATTGATTTGTCTAAAAGTTCTGGATCCAAAATTCTATCATCGGGATCTATATATGCGTCTGCCACTTTTTTCGTTTCTGCCATTATCAACCTTTATATATGTCGCTAAGTTCGTTTGCAATATAGTATAAAGCACTTAGCTCACCTTGCAAATATTTATAATGTTCAATATCTTTTAGGCCACCAGACATTAAAGTCTCTTGAATTTGCTTTTCTCGAGTTTCAATAAGTTTTTTAACTCTATCGAGTAAATCTATATCATCCATTATTTTTTAGTTTTGGATTTTGCTGGTCTACCTCTTTTCTTTGCTGGCGCTTTTTTTGCTGTGGTTTTCTTTGCTGTAGTTTTTTTAGGCGTTGCTTTTTTAACCTCTCTTTTCTTGGGTTCTGGCTTTGCCTCTACAACAGGTTTTGGGTTCGGGACAACGCCACCCGCATCAATTATTTTTTGTTTTGCGGCTATTCTTGCGTCGCTGGCCTCTTTTTTTGCTTGCGCCGCCATTATGGCTTTTGCATGATCCTGCATTTCTTGGGCCCGCTGTTTTGCTTTTTCATGTTTTAGCTTTGTTACGGCCTCAAGTTTATAAGATGTTGTCATATTATCTCCTAAGTTTACTCTCTAGCTCTAGCAATTTTAGATCTGCGTTTTGCTTTAATCTGTCAATAGCTACCTCGAGTTTATCATCTGCGATTGATTTTTGCACATTGATACGTTCTTTTTGTAAATCTGCGTCCATCAATTTTTCTTGCGCTCTTTGTTCTTGTTTTGCTACAAACTTATTAGCATCAAGGTCTAACTCTTTATCTTTGAGTGCTAATTCTGTTTTCCTGATTTCCACAAGAGGATCTTCGCTTGAACCTTGACCTATGGACTGGAGAAAATCATTGGTAAGTTGGGCCATGATTGGAGCGCTAAATTGGTCTAAAATCATCTGTATTTGTTGACCAATTTGTTGAGCCTCTTGTGGAGTAACTTGTTGCATCTGCGCTTGAATCTCTTGAATACGCATTTGCGTTTCTTCTGGTATCTGTTCTTGAGCTAACTGAGCAGATAAGAATTGTAAATGTTGCATGCAATGACTAATGATAATTGACTGAATTTGTGGATTTTCTTGAACAATGCTTGTTAAGAAAAGACTTTTATGTGCATCTAAGTGAGCCGCGTGGTTTTGTTGCTCAAAGGCTTGAGCTGGCTGTCCCATCAATAATCCAGAGTTTTCAATACCCGCATCAATCGGTTTTGGTGTCATATCGGGTGGCGGCTGTAACAATGAATCTACATTGTCCACACCGAGAGCTGAATACATACGTCGATAAGCCTCGTAAATACCCATAGGGCCATGCACATCGGGCGCAGATTGAACCATCTGTAGTAATTCTTGTGCCAAGGTTACTCTTTGACTTTGTGAAAATATGTTTGGGTCTGATACGGGAATAACGTCTATACGGCCGTCAAAGTCCATGCTTTTGATTTCTTGTGACCCAGAGCCAACAGCAAACTCATAGACTGGTGGCAGATACTCTGCAAAAACCTTAGAAAGTATCTGGAACTCCATCTTTTGTGCGTAATGTAATCTTTTGTGAATCGCAGACATTACTTTCGTACCGCGCTCTAATAAAGCTACAGTAGTGCCTACAGGCATCGCTTGGTTCATATCCCCAACGTTCATGTCAGCTATTGCCGCAAAACGTTTACCAGAGTCTACTAACAATCCCAGTAATTGCATCAACACACTGCTTGGTTCTTTAATCGGTAAAGGTATTAGGTTTTCTCTAAGAGAACCGCCTGTAGTGTCTATATCTCTAAACTCTCCTGGTTGCAGTGGCTCATCCTCATCCCTAATACGCATACCTCTGGCTTTAAAACCAGCTGGTAAGTTAGCTAATGTACCGCTGTCAATAAGTTGTCTTAAGATTGATGTAGAGGCTTTAGATAGGCCACCAATCATGTGTGATAAGCCTAATCCGTAAAAACCTAATCCTGGCAAAAACTTATATTGGACAAAGTAATTAATTTTATTTTTAAGTGGGTCTGTTTCTAAAAAGTTTCTTCTAATAGATAGAACAGTCGAAGAGTCCTCATCTATGGTAACGATGTAAGGTAATTTAAGGCCAGTTGTTTGGCCCGTTTCATCCATATCCTCAAAACCAGCAATGTCTAAAACGGTATGAATTTCGTAAATCGTTCTATTTCTGTCCTCTTTGTAGCTTGGCTCTACACCTTGAATATCATCAATAGCCTTTTCTATTTCTGATTCAGTGTCATCATAAGTTTCTTCGTTAATTTCTACGTTTGCATAGAAACCAGTAAGTTGTTGTTTTCGTACTTCATTTAATGACATGCTGATTGCATGGGTAATCCTTTCAGCCGAAGTTATATCCGAGGCCTCGTAAGGTACAATTAAATCTTCTGGGGGTATAAACTTAGATACTGCTTTGCCTGTAACGCTGTCATAATAAATCTTTTTAAATGCAGACCCAGCCAACGGCAAGTAAAACAAAAGCATATCAAGCTCTGGGTCATAGTCACTCATTACATTCATAATGTAATAATTCATAAACTCTTGAACTCTCTCAGCTTGATCTTCGGTTTCTATGGTCCTGGCACCAATGATTTCTGTTTTTACTGGGCCTTTCGGCGGCAACATTTCTTTATAGGCCTGGGCCTGGAATTGAGTGACCGCCTCGGCCAGTATTGGGTGTATTACTCCAGAGCTACCTTCAAAGGGTTGAGACCTAGATTCATCAAACTTCATGCCTAAGTATTTAAGGCCGTCTGTGTAAGTTTTTTCCCACTCCGACCTGGATTGTTTGTCTGTTTTGATTGAGCTTAGTAAGTCAGAGGCTATTTTTTGTAAAGTAGATTTATCTATAAAATCAACTAAATTTGAATCGAACGGCACTTGTGGCGTCGCTGGTTCCAACATTTCATCATCTAAAAGCACCTGTTCTTCATCGACGATTATTTGAGCGGCGTTCGCTATCTGTTCTTGTCTTGTTTCTTCTGGAAAAACCTCAACCGTAGTAGATTGATTTTTTATATCAGGTGAATTTTCAGCGTCTAATACTTTTTCTACTGCCATAATTAGTGTAATACCTTTGGCTCAAGTTCCGTTTCATGTGCCTGTATTATGTCTTGTAATTCACCCATAACCACTAATCCTTGTGACTCAGCAATAAGTTCAGCATTATCCATATTTTCTGCATGAATGTTAGGTCCTGCAAATTCTTCGCCGTCATGGGTAAATTTAGTTATATATATCTTCATTAATAATATACTTGTCTGTTAGATTTTAAAAGCCTTACCTCGTCTTGATAATCTTCTTCAAGTGAAACAAAACCACCTTGTCTAAATCTCATCAAAGCCATTGTAGCACTATCGCAATAGTCATCATAATCGCCAAATGGAAATGATGCCATTTCCTCAATCACTTCGTCGGCAAAATCGTGATCTGGGGCCCAGACCATACCCGACTCAAATATCGGCGCTACAGAATTCATCCTGGCTATTTTGTCTTGGCCGCGACTAGGACTGTAAGCTGTTACAGGAATACCCATACGCCTTAGTTCGTGGGTCAAAGGTGTTCCAGAGGCTTTTGCCTCTATTAAGACACAATCTGGATTCCAATATCTGTATTCTTCCATAGCAAGTCTTTTGAGCTCTGGAAAGTCCACTCTTACTCTTTTTGCATCTAAAAGGATGATTGCATCGGCCGTTTCATCGCCTGCGTTAAATATGGCCCAGGTTGTGATTGCAGAATAATCCGCAGTTTCTTTTTTAGAGAAGGCAGTATCATAGCTTTGTATAACATACGAATACGGTGGAATATCCTCATATTCCCACCTTTTCCACCACTCTCTTTTGACAATAGATCCTTCCTCTGCTGTAGGGTTTTGCATCCACTGTGAGTTCCATTTACTAACGGGCAAAGAGGCTTTGACACCTAGCAATTCTTCCTTCTTCCAAAACTCTGGCCATAACGGTTTTTCGGACTCTGGCATAATCGCAGGAAATTCAACAACATCCCATTGGTCGGCATTGTCATCGCCTTGTTTTTGTAAAACTTTACCAACCAGGTCTTTTGTTGACCATCTTGTCATTACTATCACTATAATACCGCCTGGTTGTAAACGTTGCCTAGGTCCAGAGGTGTACCATTCATAGGCACTTTCTAGCGCTTTTGGTGAAAGCGCATCTTGTTCAGAGTGCGGGTCATCAATAACTAATAGGTCAGCACCACGTCCTGTAATCGCACCACCGACACCAGCGGCAAAGAATTCACCGTCTTGGTTGCTTGTCCACCTGCCAGCTGATTTGTTATCGGCTTGTAGTTTAGTGTCTGGAAAAATATGCTGATACTCTTCGCTGTCTATAATATTTCTTACTTTACGGCCAAACCTTACCGCTAATTCAGCTGTGTGAGTTGTTTGTATTATTTTAAGATTACCTCTACGGCCCATCATCCAAGCAGGAAAAAAAGTAGAGGCAAACTCTGATTTAGAGTGCCTTGGTGGTAAACATACTATGAGTCTTTTTAATTTACCGTCCGCTATCTTGTTAAACTTATCAGCTATTATTTTATGGTGACGACCTTCAATAAATTCTGGCCACATGTGTTTTACAAAACCAATAAAATCTTTTTGACAAGCATCCTGCTTATCTAGCTGTTCGTATCTATTTAAAAGAGCTACAGCCTCGGCTTTGTCTTGCTCAGACAATATATCAAAATCTTTTAGGGAAACATCACTCATATTTATAAAGGCGGGATAGGTAATTAGGTAGTGACATAGTAATTACCTAACCCTAAACGCTTCATTGCGTCTAAGGAAAGTATAAAGTAATTTTGTTTTCTGTTATACCTCATGCCAGGCAGAATCGCCTTCAAATAACATAGACTCGGCAAGCCTTCTGCGCTCTAATCCTTCTAAAACTTGTCCACCAGCTTTATTCCAGCGCCGCATTTGTGCTGGCACTTCTTCCAAGTTATTTTCATTTAAAACTTTTAACATGGTTGAATTATTGAGGTTAGTTGGGCCTAGGTTATAAGTCCATGCAACCAGCGCATCAAATTGATTTTGTGTCAATGGCACTTTTACAGCATCGTTTACATATCCACCGTATTCTTCTAACTCTTCCTCTAGCCAGGCGTCTGCTTGTTCTTGCGTACACTCGTCGCCCAGTCTTACACCTTTGGTTCGGCCGTAAGCTATTGTAGGCACGTCTACGGCGTCTAAATAAGCCTCTAGCTTACATCCTTCAAATTTCTTGATTAATGATTTACCTTCTTCTGATATGTGCATGTTAATAATCCCCCCACACTTTGGTTTTTTTGCCACCCGAATATTCAACGGCATGGCCTTCTTTGATAAGTATTTGACAAATATCCTCGCCATCTTCTGTATAAGGTATGCCAAGTATTCTGCCATATTTTCCTTTGCCGAGTGATTTTACCCTAAATTTTCCTTGGCATAATTCACCAAGCCTTTTTTTAGCCGCAAGTCCTAGTTTTTTTTCTGCTAAATCTCTTGTTCTGCTTTCGGGTGTATCTATACCGTGAAGGCGGACTCTTTGTTTGTGTAGCTTGACATCAAAACCAAGGTCTAAAATGCAATCCAAGGTATCACCGTCAATTATTCGATCTAACTCGGCCTGATAAACAAAGGCATCTGGTCCGTTACTCATCTTTATTATTATCCGTTGTTGTCACCTTTTTATAATAAACTACAACCTCTTTTAATTCATTAATATACCTTTTTAATTCTTGCATGTTGTATGCCATCAATTCGTAGTCTGGAACCGACATAGCAAAAAAAACTATATTACCTTGGTCTTTTTCAATCCTGGTAAGAAACTCATCTATATTTTTTTCAGATACAACATACCAGTAGGGTTCTTTTAGATCAATTTCTCTGGGCATGACGGGTTGTATAAAGGTTCGCTTAATAGGCTTAGAAACGACCTTAACTTGTTGCTGGCTAGGGATTAGACTGCAACTGTAAGCCATTGTCGAGGCTATCAATATTGCGACTGTCCTCTTCGATGCTTTCAAAAACTTTTTTAGTTCCATTATTTACTCTCGGTTCTATTAGACCAGGCTTTGCCGCGGCTAATTTAGTTAAATCGTGTCTTTTGAAAATGTCCAGATACCGATTCATTTCGGCTTGAATTTCTTGGTTTTTTGATTGCAGGGCCAAAAGACCTTCGGATTGCACTTTGAAGTCGTTTTGCATAGTTTCTATGGTGGCGAGCTGTTCTTGATTTCTAATCTCAAAGGCTTGATTTAATTGTGATAGCCTTGCATTTTCGCTCCATAAAAAATATAAACCTAGGCCCAAAACCAATATTATTCCTATAAAAACTTTACTCATAAATACGGTGGGTCTTGAAATAATGATATTAGTATTAACAAGCCGCAAATAATTAAAATTAAATCAATCATCCTTTAGTTTATTTTCTTCTTTTAGTTCTAAAACTGTATTAATTTTTTGTTGCAACCTAATCATATCTTGGTCCAATAAACGTAATTGGTCTGTTAATCTTATTATGGTTTTCTTCATTTCGCCAACAGCTGGGTCTATTGTTTTAGTTATTGTTACCCAGACGTAGTAAACAAAGTAGCCTAGGCCAACAACCATAACTGTTGTGAAACCAAACTCTTCGACCAGGGCAACAATATCCATTAATCTCTCCTGGCATCAATTTTTCCATCTTCTACAAAGTTTTCTGCTCTTGCGATTCGTGTAAGGTCTGGACTTAAATCTAAAGCAGAGGAAACGCTGGTATCTATTCTTATCATGTCGTTGTTCATTATGGAGGCTCTGGTAATAAGCATTTTAGTAATAGACTCAACACCCTTTATATCATTAACAAGGCCAGACATAAGCTGTTTCATAATTAAAAAAATAAAGTAACCCATTACTAGGCCGCTGGCTATCGGAACACCAACGTCTGCGATCAAGCTGAACGCTTGGTCCATTAATCTTCGCCTTTAAAACCCTTAGACGAATTTGAGGTCCCAGCATAAAGACCGAACCATGCCGCCCCAGCACCAACTATTATTGATATTAGTCCAGATTGCTCTAAGCTGGGTTCCTCTAAACCCATAAACCACATGGTTGAATAATAAAGTAAAAAAATATAAACGCTTAAAAACACGCGAGGAAAAATTCTCCAAGAGTCTACTGCTCTTGCCAGGTGAATCCATTTTTGGTGTGGGTTTACTTTGGAGTCTGATTCCAAGTCTCTAATTTTATCTTTTAAATCAGATATCTCACGGATCATATCCATGAATTTGTTGAGGTCCATTTCGACCTCATTTCTGTCCATGTCGCCACTAAATCTATTTTGTTCGTTCATATAAATTTAGTTAATACTACGGCGCCAACAATAAAAGGATAGACGGCCCAAAGCATGGTTTCTAACTTATCAAACCTTTTAGATCCTGCCTCAAGTCGTGCATCTATGCTCTTATACAAAGCTCTACATTCGCGTTCATGCGACTCTATAGCATTGAGAGCGTCTTTTACTGTTGTCATTTATTTTGCCTTTTTAGTTTTTTTGACCCTTTTTGTCGTGTAGGCCTCATTCACATCTGGTGTAGATTCGTCATCGGCGACATATCTACCTTTTTTATTTCTGGATCTAACTACTACTTTTTCTGTTCCTGTTATAAAATCCACTACCTTAGTCCACCAGCTCATGCTACTTCTCCTTTGCGCGGCCTATGTTTAAAGCGGCCCAATCCACCAATTTGTAAAGTTTGCCTATCCAGGCATCGTCTTTCGGTGTGGGCGTTGAGGCGGCAATCAATGAGGCCACGGTTACTATGATTGTCACCCATGTCACTAAATTTACTATCATTTCCATTTTTTACTCCTAGTTTTAACTTGGTTTTGTAGGCCACTCACCTAGCGGTCTTGTGGGCGGGTCTTGTTCATTATAAACATATAAAGCTGCCAAAGCATCCACATCGCTAACGGCATCTATTTTGTTTTTCATATCATCTGCTGTAGACCTTACATTGGTTCTAAATGTCGACCAAGCGGAAGGTATCGCAGTGCCAGCCTCTTGATTTCTAATCACTAACCAATCATTTGATTGTAACAAAGTATAAGCGTGGTTGTTTATATATTCTTTGTGTATTGTCTTTAATCCTTTCACTAAATCAGAACCAGAACCACTATCGTCTAATGACCGCGCCGTAGCTGTGCCATAAGATGCTTTTACTGCGCCACTAGAAAAAGTAAAAGTTTGCTCTGTGTTTATATAATAATTTTTATCTTTAAGATTCGTATTATCTTCAACTACTTCGTAAATGCCTATAGCCTCTAACTCAGAGCTCGACCATAATTCAAATATATTTCTTGGATATTTTATATCACCAATTAATTGTTGTTTGGGTTGTTTGATTATCTTACTAATACTACCCGATTCTACCAATGCCCACATAATTTACCTCGCTGTTGTTGGGATTCCTGTTGATGTTACAAATGGATTTTCTGCAAATGCCATATAAACGTATGTGCCACCACTAACATTTTGGTCCGATGCTGCTGTTTTCCATTTAAAACCATTACTTAAAAAATCAGCATGTTCATTACCAGATGTGCCTGAATATTCAGTATCATTATTATTGGCTGATAATCTAGCATTTACAACATTGAATGGATTTCTTTTTGCATCATACATACGCCAATGATAACCTGCGGTATCTGTTCTTTTAGTCATAATAAAAGCAGGTTTAAATCCTAGATGGATGAACGGACCATTTGCATCGCCTGAGGCAGTATATTTGCCGAACTTACTAAATCCTTGAATTTCAGCAAAACAATAAGCTATATAACCTATCGTGTTTTGATTTACCGATGTAGCTGTACCTATTGAAAAAACAGATGTTGTTGGATCTGTTTGTGTCCAAGCGCCATCGTTTGCTGTTGCTGCATCTGTTGTATTCAGGCTTAGAAAATCATAATTGTTAGTTGTACTATGATGTCTAACTGTCCAATTAGCAGAAGTAGTCCTACTTTTAACTACAATCCAAGCAGGTGCTTTACCAAGTCCATGACCTATCGTAGCCGCACTACCTGTTCCTGTATAAGTAACAATGCTGAATCCTGCTGTAGTGTTTGCTTGTACTGTAGAAGTTATTGAGCCATCACTATTGCTTGATGTAGTGCCACCGTTGGCTTTCCATTGCCAACTAACATAAGTATCGTTTGAAGCATTAAAACCTGCATCACCTGCGCCTACACTAAATCCATCTGAATTTAATGCAGTTACATAATCATCAATAGTGAATTCAGCATTAGCAGAATTAGATACTAACACTTTACCTGAAGAACCGACCCCTCTTGAAGAATCCATAAGAGCATGATTAAAAGCTATTCCTCTTGGTTTTGTCCAAACCCAATCAGGTTGTAAATCACTATTACCGTCATTAGTAATAGATTGTGTACTACCACTACCTGACCAAGTGGCTATTTGGAAATTGGCGCTTGGATCGTCTATCTGAGTATATACTGCCATTTACCCTCCGCTAGATCCTAAATTCTTCGAGCACAGAGCTAAATACCCCGAGGGAGGCGCAAACTCAAATGAGCCAAAACCGTTCTCGTCTGTTGCTACGCTTGAAGGTGTCCACACTGAAAACCCACCAAAATTATATTGAACTGTATCATTAATAGTAGCATGAAAAGGCACGACCATTTTATTTGCCGCATCAAATAATCCAGAATTGGCTACGCTACTTTGCAACGTGCCGTTTCCAAAAATACTTATTTGATTGTCGTCCATATTTAAAGCTATAGAAATTATATCTCCATCCGTGTGAAAATCTGCAAAAGCATCGAGAGAACCATTAACCTTAGAACCTCCATTAAAATATTCTATACGCGCCGCCGATATATTGAAATTAAATGTTGAATTTATATCTTGCGGGTCATTTGAAGCTGTAACGTTGTCGCCATCGTCAATAGCACTTACACCTATATTGTGAGAATTTTGTTGCACAAGTTTCATTTCCCAATACCATTTACCAGAAGTTACTGCAAAAGTACCAAAAGCACCACCAACACCACCTCCAGTGTTGTCACCAAATTCAGTTGCGCCGTTGATTATCCCGTTAGTAGTGTATTTGAAATTTACTACAGGGTTAAGGGTACAAAAATTGTTAGTGCAAGTGTCTGTAGCTTGATTGCTAGCTGATACGTTAATTAAATTAAAGTTGTTGCTGTTTCCGCTTGAGTCAGCTCCCATAGACCCAGAGTTATCAAAATTTAAGAAAAATCCTTCACTCCCATAAGAGCCAGTGTATTTTTTTGGAATCCAAATACCGCTGTCTGATTCAAATTCTCCAAATTGAGTAGGTGCTAATTGTGATCCATCAATATAATTGACCTCTGTAATATAACCATCAAAACCGTAACCGCTCTCTGTAAAAAAACCTAATTGTGTGGTTACTGAACTAAACTGTCCAAGAGTAAATTCCTCATTTAAGTCGGGATATTGTGCTGTATCAAAATCTGTTTCTTGAACTCCATTCCAATATATTTTTACTCTGTCCGAATTTGTGCTTTGTGTCGTATCAATAGCAACCACCATGTGTGACCATGCGGCAGGATCTCTAAATACTCTTGATTCATTTTCAAACTCATGTCCGTTTGCTAACCGTAAACTAAAGTAGTCAGAGGTTTTGAATCTAAACCTTACATGATCGCCTTGTGAATAAAAAATGTGGTCATTTCCTGGTTGAGTTCTTTTAAGCCACATAGAAAGAGTCATAGTCCTTCTATTGCCATCACTACCCGAGGCAGGTCTTTGTAAATACTCTGTATTAGTATCTTCAAGTTTTACAGAGTTAGATATGTCATATCCCGTACTAACAGAACCTCGGTTTGCTGTACGCTGTAACGTTTCCATATTAGCTTTGCGTTAGATTTTGGCTAATACCGATATTTTGCCACTTGTTACCGTTATATCTGAAAGCAAATATATCTGTTTTTGCGTCTGTAGCGGTCATCGTGGGGTTTTCATCACCTGGGAACTCGAAAATAGCGTTGAACGCTAAAGTGTATGGCCCACTAGATGCGTGTTGAGCAACTTCTATTTGTATGATAGCTCCCTCCGTAGCGTTAGTAGGTGCTGAAATGGTGCTGTTTTCTTCTAGTAATAAAAATGCGTTTGCGGCCGCTCTGGCATCCCAAGACACCGTGCCGTCTGTTAAGGCGACTTGTTTTATATTTGCGGATGTTTCAGCTGTTACCACTTGGTTCTCGTCAATACTTAAAGCAACGCTAGATCCTACAGTGCTACCAACACCAACAAGTAAATCATCGGCGCTATCGTCTAATGCAACGTAAAAGTCTTGTGCGTTGCCGTCGAAAACTATTGATGTGTCAACAGCGGCGCCGTCTCCTAATGTCACAGTATCGTCTGTAATTGTGAGAATATTGTTAGTGCCTACGGTTGAGCCTTCGCCGATTACTAATTTATCGGCTGAATCGTCCAGGGCCACATAGAAGTCTTTTGCATTACCGTCAAATACTAAAGCTGTATCTGCGGCCGCGCCGTCGCCTAATGTGACTGTATCGTCGGTGATAGTAAGTATGTTGTTTGTGCCGACAGTTGACCCTTCACCAATAACTAATTTATCAGCAGAGTCATCATTAGCAATATAGAAATCTTTTACGCCGTTAAACTTAATAGCTACATCTTCTTCGCCACCGTCACCTAAAGTAAGTGTAGGTGTGGTGCCTAATAAAGACATGGTTTGCGCGGCAATATCACCTGTGGTTGATGATGCCGCTTGGCCAACACCTATGGATTGAGCAAATTTAATATCTTGGTTTTCATCAATTTCAATAGCAGGCGTTGTTCCTACTGCTGAACCAAGGCCAATAACTAAATCATCCGCTGAGTCATCTAAACCCATGTAGAAATCTTGAGCATTACCGTCAAACACGATTTTAGTATCTTCTGCTCCAGCGTCACCGATTGTTAAGGTTGGTGTGGATCCAGATATGGTTAATGAATCTGTTAAGTTTAGATCTGTTAAGGCCTCGACCATAGCACCGCCAGATCCAGCACCGTCTGAATAAATTGCTTTGACGTGGCTGTTTGGTACGGTAACGGTTGCGCCAGTGCCTTGTTTGATAATAATGTTGTAGGGTCCAGAAGAACCGCTATCTGTAGTTGCGTTTTCAATAAACCAAAGTTTTGAAACGGTGTTTGGGCCTATTGTAATTGTGCAATCAGAATCTAGTGCACCTGTATATTTTAAAAATATAGACCTACCTGGGTCGGTGGAGCCGTCGGCTATGGTTGTTGTGTGTGTGTTCGCGTTTGTAGTTATGGCCTCGGTGCCAAAACTGAAAGCCTCTGCAATAAGTTCTAGGTTGGTGTTGGTTTCGGATCCCCAGGTACCCGAACTCTCACCTGTGCCTATCTCTTTGAGTCTTAAATCATTTACATAAGTTGCCATGTTGGTCCTCTTCTAAATATTCTAAACGTTATGCCGCATCGCGGCCCGCGTCAATTACAGTATAAGACGGTGTTTGACTTGTTGCAACGGCGGAATAGCCAGGAGATTGATCCGTGTCTATTACGCCATATACTAAAATAAATCCTGTCGATGCAGTAAATTCCACCCCTATCGGTGATACGTCTGCGTTAGCTTGTGTGGTAACAGCTCCAATACCCGAGGCTACCTGGAACCCAGTTAAATTTATAATCTCGTTTTCGTGGACTATGACAGAGCCAATAGCCGAAGTTGTGACCAGGGTTGTAACAGTCACGTTTGCTTTTGCCACTTGTGTAGTTGTCCCTAGACCCGAAGTTATGGCAAGGGTTCCTAATGTTTGATTGGCTTTACCGCTTTGTGTGGTTGTTCCTTGGCCAGAGGTTATGGCCAAAGTGCCTACCGATACGTCGGCCGCGGCGGCTACGGTTACAGTTCCTAGGCCAGCTGTAATTGCTCCTACACTGGTAAGGGTTACGGGTAGCTCTTCGCCCCAAGCACCTTCACCCCAGGTGCCTCTACCCCAACCGTTGATAATAGCCATTAGTTAGTCAATGAATCGCGCACTTCTTCAAGTTGCGATTTGAGTTGAGTTAGGTCGGACCTAACGGGTTCTGTCATAAAATCCAGGAGCAACATCGACTCGATTGTGGTTATGCACCAAATTACTTTTTCTAAGTCACTCACTTGATTCCTCAAAAATATTTATATTTTCCAGGTTGTAATTTTTTGCACTTTTTTGTAAACTAGGGTCTATGGAAAAATCACGTTTATATTTTGCATGGGAAAAAGGCCCAGCTGTTGTTGAGAAAGTACCAGATGGTAGCTTGGGTTTTATACTTGGTAATGACGCGTGGATTCCAGCAAGTCCAGCACAGGTAGCTGATTTTGTCATTGATGGCGCGGAATTATCAGAAAGCGCATTTAACGAAAGGTTTGGTACCATCGGTGGCACTTTGCCAAATCTACCTGTCGAGTAAGTTACCGCACCGCCCATAGCAAATTTTTGCACATCTAAGTCAAAAAATTCTTGGTCTATTTTTGCACCAGCATCGCCAAAAATTTGTTTCATTTCTTTTTGTAATCTTAAAGCCTCGTTCAAAGCCTCATCCGTAACGCCCGCTAATTGTTTGGGGTCTTTAGGCATACCTTTAGGTAATATGGATCTAAATTCTTCATAAAGAGGATGTGCTTTGTTGGAGGCTTTCCACATTTCATCGGTAATAAGACCTATTTCTGCAATAATTTTTTCGCCGTTAGAGCCTGTAAACTGAATATTAAGTTTTCGGTCAATATATCCCTCTGGTTTTAAAACTCTACCTGAGTCCATAGCTGGGAATTTGTCTGCAATCGCTTTAGCTAATTCGCGTTCTTCTGCTGGAGTGTTGACAATAATACGAGTTCTTATTGGGTCTGTCATTTGACCGATATCGCCATTGTATTTATCGGTGGCTTTTTCAATCATTCTAGGAATCCCTTTTACCTGTCCAGCTATTTGCCCTGTTTCCATATCTATAGCGCCTGGTTCAGCGCCAGGGTTAGATGCTGTTTTTTTATTAAATTGTTGCGCTATATCATCTATGCTTTGTTGAAACTCGGGATTTAGTCTTTTCGCCCGTTCAAACATAAAAGCCGCATCGTCATTCACAAAACCAGTGCTTATGTCGTCTTGATGCGCGTTGAATATTTGTTTTACTTGTTTTTCTGTTTTAGACCCGAATGGCTCTACTTTCAATTCCAATGTTGGATTCCCTGCCTCGGGTTGTAATTTTGTTGATTTTTCAACGCGAGCCATTTCTTTGTTAAGTTTTCTGGCTTTTTCGTAAGCCAAGAATTCTTCTTCGCTCGTAAACTTTTTAATCGGTACTTGTGTTATACCTGCGCTTTCTAGGGCCTCGATTGATGATTTGCCTGCTAACTGTTCTAAAGAACCGTCTGCTTTTTCTAGGACTTCTATCGGTTGTCTGGGGGTTTGCTTGACACCTTTGTATTCATAACCCATGCCTGTTGATTTCATCTGTTGAGCGGCATCCTCTACTCTACTAGGTGGAGATCTTAAAATATTTCCTGTGGGGTCAACAGGTCTTTGAATTTTTGAAATATCTACAACGGCATCCGAGCCTTCTGTTGTGATTGATTTTTCTAATGGGTTTGGAGTTTTAAGTGCGCCCTTTAATCCTGCCTTGGGCGCTTTGACTAATTCGCCTACTAACGGTAGTGCGCCTAATGCAGATAGTCCCGCTATACCGAGGTTGATTGCACCCTCTTTGCCACGGCCAGCCTGTAAATCTCTGTAAGCATCGCGGCTGTATTTACCTGCGGCGGCTAAGTCAATTCCCATACCAGGGAGCGTAAGGCCAGTCAAAATTTGTGCTCCTAGGGGCACGGTTTCTTCGTAATCTTCTATGCTTTTATCTAAAAAATCTCTAGTATCTTCTTCGGCAAGCTGGGACAAAGGCTTTACATATCGGGATGTGTCCGTTGACGCAAGTGCAAGCGTTTCGTCAAGGGACAGCGGCGTTTGGTCAAATATATTGATGTCTCTATAATCACGCATTACATGATTATAGATTGAAGAATTAAATTTTGCTAATCAACTGGCCTGGTTTAATCCCTGGAACTTTCTGTTTAGGATTTTGTGGACTTTGTGGTAGGGAAAGTCCTCATAGCCTTTGTGTAAATTTTGCACCTGTTTGGCAATCCTTCTAGCACCTAGGCCACGCTCTTTGCAGGCATAGATTGTTTTTAGAACCTCTTGTTCTTCGGGTATGGGAACCAATTTGGCTCTCCTTTTGTTGTTACCAAAATATTCATATTCTTTTTTGTAGCCAAACGGGGTGTGACCGCCGATCGAATAACCTTTTTCGGCCCAGGCAATCTTGCCATTATTAAACCTGGACATAATTAGGTCCCTTTCAAATTCTGCGAACTGCGCTATGGTTGCTAACAAATTACGGTTGTTTATCCTGGCCATGTCTAGTTTGGCCTCTAGGCCAGTGGATTCTTCGTCTTTAGGTAAAACTACTGGTGTATCACCAAACATTTCACAAAAGTAAAGCGTAATACCTGTGTCCTCCAATGTTGGCACCATGTTTAACATGTCATAAAAACCTCTGGCAAACCTGTCTAGCTTAGTGGTTACTATCACGTCATGCCTGTCCATGATGTCAGTTAAATCTCTGGAGCCTGGTCGATCGACTAAGTCCTTCATGCCACTAACGCCAGCGTCAATAAAGAATTTATCGACGGGCCTGTTGAACTTAGCCTGGACAAACTGTTCAATAGAATTTTTTTGGTCGTCCAAAGAAGAACCTTCTTTGACTTGTTGCTCCGAAGAAACACGGACATAGCCGTAAATGTTATTAATTTGTTTGCGCGGTTGTATCATGCGGCCTCCTTAAGCAACGACAGGATTACCCTCATCGTCAATAATTTCACAGGTTGTTTTGGGTTGATATGTGCCGTCAATATGTTGTTTCAAGAAAAACTCCCAAGCCGTAAAGCCTTTGTTTTTTTCTTTTTCTATTAAATCAGAAAAACCTATTTCTTCTGGTTTCCATATTTGAACCGCAAGATTTATATATATTCTTGTTAGGTCGTGATTGCCACCTAAATCTTCAATAACAGTTTTTTCTGTCCACACTGTATCAGCGTCATACTCAACCTCTTTTATTAAAAACCTAGTAGCTTTATCTATACTATATGTTGTGATACTGCTCATTACGCCACCTCCTTGATGTCTTTAAGTTTATTGAAAGCATTAACAACGTCATCGTCAGTATAATCTGTGCCACCATTACATTTGATGACATCTTTTAGATGACCAACAATTTCAAATATCTCACCGATTGTTAATTCTACTTTTACTTTTTTGTGAAAATCAATTTTCATGCGGCCTCCCAAACGTTTTGACCGTTAATATTAACATTTACATTTTGTTTCCAAAGGCTAACGTGTGTTATCCACTGCTTTGGAACATTGTAAGTGTCCATGACTATTTGCTGGGCCTGGGTATCATTTGCGGCAAATATGAAAACCCTAGCAGGGTGAGCAAATTTATCGCAACGAAATAAGATTCTGTATTTATTCATAACTCCTTTTTTCATGTTACCTCCTTTTTAATTTTGAACATGGGGTCATTCAATATGCACTCAACAATGTATTTGGCATCGGCGTAAGTGTCACAGCTGTCAATACCGTAGCCAGCCTCAAAGTAACAGTCGCCATACCAATAGCCTTCTCTAACACCAACGGTCCAAAAAACACTGCCGTCATAGCCTTGAACTTTTGTAATGTCAAACACGTCCCACTCGTATTGGCCAGCACTAAGTCTTTTTGGTCTCTTCATAACCCTAGCTCCCTCGCGTTGAGTTTTTTATCCTTCATCCACTCAAACACGAAATCCTTGGCTTGATGCGGAAACATATCAAAGTCATGCACTAGCCATTCCCAAGCACCGTACATGTTGACAAATCCAGACTCTCTCAAATCATCGAGATACTGGAACACTTCTTTATCTTTGTCGTTCATAACCCCTCCTGGTTTGTTTTTGTTTTTAACTTCATTTCCCACATACCTATAATAGCAAATATGCACATAATTACAAGTCTTTATATAAAGAAATATTTATTAGTAAATACTTGCATATTTGTATAAAGTGTGCATAATAAAGATGTGGATAGAAAAATTAATCATAAAACCAAGGAGGCAGTATGAAGTATTTAAAATCTACGTTTGAAGGCGAGTTAGCTTACAGGTCAACCAAAAGAGATTACAAGGTTGCAATGTGGGCCAAAATTCCATTGGCAGACGGCAGAATAAGAGTTGACCATTTATCCTTTAACAGTAAGCCTTTGACTAAAGGCTCTGCTCTTAAATGGTACTACAAAGACAGTGCATACGATTACGCAGGTATCAAGGTGTTTGCTATGCCTGTCGAAGAGGTAACAAAAGAAGAGTTCGATAATAGAGACGAATTAATAAAAAAAGCATGGGAGGCAAAAAATGAAATTAACTAGAGACTTTTATATACCAGAGGGGGCCAAAGAAATTAAGGCCGCCACAACAGACGCCGTTGCATACACCAACGACTATCCAGACGGAACCAAATATACCGTCATGGTCTTTGGTGGCAAGAGAACCAAATACGATAAGTATTACGGTTTCAAAACCAAAGAGGACAGAGAGAATTACATTCTCAAGTATTTCGCCCAACAAGAAAACTTAGCGGATTCTAAAAAGAAGTGGGCGGAAAAACAAAAGGCCCAGGCAGAGGAAAATCAAAAGAGTTACCAGGTTGGCGATATTCTTGTTTCAATGTGGGGTTATGACCAAACCAACATCGACTTCTACCAGATTGTTGAGAGAACAGCGAAAATGGCCACGATTCAAAAAATTGCTAGTGAGTATTTGGAGTATGACAGCGCTAGTGAAGATAAGGTAGTGCCAGCCAAAGATAAATTTATTGGCAAGCCATTCAAAAAAAAGGTGGGTCCATACGGAATCAACTTAAACAGTTATTCTCTTGCGAGTCTTTGGGACGGCAACCCACAATATAAAACAGCTTACGGGTGGGGGCACTAATGAGTACAAGAGCTTGCTATGTTTTCAAAGGCAATAATCCTCTTGGCGAAGAGGATTGTGTAACTATCTACAAACACCATGACGGATATCCGTCTGGTGGGACGACTTGGATTATGTTGGCCAAAGACTACGCCAAGCAGTTGGCCACAGATAAGTTTGACAAATCTCTTTATCCGAGGGAGGCAATGGTAACAGGTTTTATGGCTTGTCCAGATATTACAAATTGTAAAGAATTTACACCTCACTTTGAGTGTCACGGTGATCTTAATTATCACTATGAGATTACTGATATGGACAAGGTTGAAATCTACAGACACAGCGGACCTATAGAGGGTGACTGGAATTACAGTTTAATTTTTGAGGGCACTATTGAAGAGGCTTACAAAAAATACAACAAAGAATTTGAGGAGGCCTAATGATTACCTACGAAGATAAAAAAGTCAC